AGGAACAACTTATACCGTGACTGTTGGTTCTGGTGGTGCGGGTGCTACATCCTCTGGTGTAACAGGGTCAAGCGGAACAAATTCGGTGGCACTTTCTCAGACTGCTACCGGTGGTGGTGGCGGTGGGTCAGACAGTAGCCCGGGGGACAATGGGGTTTCAGGTGGTTCTGGCGGCGGGGGCGCTATTGATGGCTCGGGTGGCGCAGGCACTTCTGGTCAAGGCTTTGCAGGGGCAAACGGCAATCGAGGAAATTCTTTAGCCGGTGGCGGTGGCGGCGGTGCAAGTGCAACAGGTTCAGGAACTGCCGGGGGCGCGGGAACAGCATCAAGCGTTTCTGGTTCTTCTGTTACATACGCGGGTGGCGGCGGCGGCGGTAGGAACGGAACTGCGGGAACAGGCGGTAGCGGCGGTGGCGACCGAGGTTTAGCGGGTACAGGTGTTGGCCAAGCGATAGCGGACGGCCAGGGCAATAATGGCGCGGCGGGAACTGGTGACACGACGGCAGCGGGCGGCGGCGGTGGTTATTCGGCGGCGGGTAGCGTAAAAAATGGCGGAACAGCCTTGACTTCGACATTCAGTGGCACGTCAACGGGTTACAGCGGTGGCGGCGGTGGCGGTGTCAATGGAGTGGCTGGGACAAATGCAGGCACGGGGAATGGCAGTAACGCAACCGCAAACCGTTCAGGCGGCGGCGGCGGTAATTCGGCAAGTAGTAACGGCGGAAATGGTGGTTCAGGTTTGATTATGGTGAGGTTCGCATAGTGGCTAATTTTGCAGAATTAAAAGACGGTTTTATAAGTAACGTAATTGTTATTTCTAACGACGATATAGATAATTTGCCGTTTCCCGAAAGTGAACCGGTAGGCCAAGCGTTTATTGCGTCGTTAGGTATATCCGGCGAGTGGTTGCAAACGTCGTACAACGCAAATTTTAGAAACATTTACGCCGGAATTGGTTACACGTTTGACGCGTCTTTAGGTGAGTACGGAGAATTTGTGGCGCCGTTACCGGTTGAGTAATGAAATGGCGTTATATGGTTGGGTACGTGCTTTTAATTGCCGTAGTAGTTTGGGGTTGTAGTGGTTGCACAGTTTCTAAAACAAATATTGAATACCAATGCTTTACCAAGGCCGCTTGTGATTAAGACGCCCGAACAACAACACGCAGGGCTAATAGTTTTCGTTGGCCGTCTAATGGCAATATGCTTTTCGTTTACCGTAATGGCATTTATTTACGGCATTTTGTTTGTTGACCAACCAACCGAACAGGCACCAACTGACGCGCAACTAATTGACCTACTAAGCACGTTGCTTGTATTTCTAACCGGCACACTAAGCGGCCTTGTCGCTTCCAACGGCCTTAAAAGTAAACCCGGCAGCAACACAGAGGTTTAACCATGATTGCTAAAGCCAAACCTGGTGTAGTTGGTGGGCGCGATTACATTGGCAACAGTGACGGCCCCGCAGCGGGCAAACGTGCCGGTACGGAAGAATGGGTTAGGCAGGCTATTAAGTATTCAAACGGCGCCTGTTGGAATAATGGCACATACGGGCAACGTGACATTAAAGGCAAACCGGGCACAATGTCAGTACACGCAACAGGCCGCGCTATGGATTTGTCCTACCGCAAAATGGACACTAAAGGCATTAAAGAGGGCCGTGCCGTATCAAAAGTTTTTATAGACAAAGTGCTTGCCAACGCAAACGCTTTCGGCGTACAAATGGTAATTGACTACTACAGCAAACCGTTCGGCGCGTCATGGCGTTGCGACCGTCAAGCATGGAAAGTGTACGAAACTAAAACCGTCTCCGGGGCACCTGGCGGCGATTGGTGGCATATCGAATTAAGCCCCGCTTTTGCCGATAACCCCGACGCCGTAAAAGCCATATTTCAAGCGACCTTTGGGGTATCCGCAACCGCGTAACAATGGTTCGCTAGGGTTTTCTATACCGACGGAAAGCCTAAAACTATGACAGAGCCGCAAACTTTTATTTATGAGTGTTACATGACAACCCTTGAAACGGGCCAACAGGTTATGTGGCAAATATTCAGAGACCCAACAACGTTTGATTGTTTACACGCCCAAATGGCATTTAAAAGCCCGGCGTATGGTACGTGGGGAATTCCCTACCAAATGGAAAGGCGTTAGCCAATGGTTTTACACAAGTTATTAACAGGCGCAATAGCGCTAGTTGCAGGCGTTTTAGTGTTGTTTACCGCAAGTAATGCACAAGCACCAACCCAAACCCAACCAGTAGTAGTTGCCTCTTTGCCACCAACTACAACCACATTGCCCGCATTGGTCACTACCTGTACGCAAGTTGCGACGTTAGCCCTAGCAGAGGGATTACCGCCAACCGAACTAGAAACAGCCTTAAAAGTGGCCGTACGTGAAAGCCGCTGCACAAGCGACGCATTTAACGCAGACGACACAAACGGCGGTAGTTACTCCATATACCAAATTAACGGGTATTGGTGCCGGCCCAATCAGTATTGGCCTACCGGTTGGTTACAGGCTAAAGGCATAGTTGAAACCTGTAATGACCTATTCGACCCAACAACTAATACCCGCGCAATGGTTGCTATATGGCGCAACAGCGGTTGGCTACCATGGACTACAGCGAACTAACTCAATATATAGACCCTGACAATTCACTAAGCGAGGAAAGCCGAAAAATGTTAGACCCGACACAAAATGCCCTATTACGTCACCAAGCCGTACTAACAAATTTGATAGATGAAATTTGCAGGCCGGCACATATCCCGTACAAATTGAAACACGCCGAACTAATCGCCAGGCTAAAGCATTTAGCAGTAGACCTAGATTTAAGCGGCCAACAGGACGCATGGCAGGCCGTTAGCGAAGCAATAGAGGCATTAGGCGGCTAAATGTCTACTGTTTATTTAAGCCCGACGGAAATAAACTACGCATACGCGGTAGCAGAATTACGCCATGAAAACGCCAAAAGCAACCAACACCAAGACCGATTTAAAGGCGAATTTAAAAACACTTTGCCCGACAAAATAGGCGCGTTGGGTGAATTCGCGTTAGCCAAACATTTAAACGTTTATTGGGGTTACGAACCATACAACTCAAAGGCTAACGACGTAGGACGCTATGAAGTACGAACCACACCGCGCCCGGACGGTTGCTTATTAACCCGTGATTTTGACAAACCCGCAATATATGTGTTAGCAACTCTCGACAAAGAAAACAAAGCGTTTGTATTCGGCTTGGTTGCGTGGCCTACTGCCTTTGTGTTTGCTAGGCATTACTCACGCGCCTACGGCTTGTGCTACCGCGCCCGCAAGCGGGCTTGGTGTTGGTGTTGGGTGGTTACTAATCATGTCGGGCTAATCCTTTAACGTTGTTTGTTATGTGTGCTAAACGCTTGGGGGCAAACGCCTAGCACGTTGTAAAGCCTAATGCGCTTAAGCCCCACCCACGGGGTTGCCCTAACCCGTACCCACTTACTTACGCCTGATTATGTTTACAGGCTGCCACGCCATAGGCCCGGTCATTTCGTCGCGCATGATTACGGGCATAGCGTACTACCTACGTTGCCGTATGTTCCCAACTACCGTGCAACGGGCTTAGGGCTTGGCTAGTCCAACCGCTACGCGGTGGCTAGAAACTTAATGATTACGGGCATTTGATTAGGTCGCCACACCTGCGTAATAACACCGCATTTGTCTAAACGGTCTAACCATTCGGCCTGTGTTTTGCGTACTACGCCTATGTCTGTTTTAAGTTCTGCGAAAACTAGCACACCGCGCTTATTGACTAACACCAAATCGGGGAAACCTGCGTCACCTTGAATATGTGTAGCCCACTTACCGCGCTTATTCATAGACGGTAAATCGTGGTGTACAAACCAACCGTAACGCGTAGCAATATCTATAACCGCATTTTTAAACGGTGCTTCAAGCATTGCCATTACGCGCAATTCTCCGCTAGACATTGCCAGGCTTCGCTTAACGCTTTCCACGTTTCGCGGCTTTCCTCTAAGCGTTGCTCTTGTTTGCGTAATAGTTTTATTTCGGCGCGTAACGTGTTGCATTCGGCGCGCAAATAGTCAATTAGTTGTTGGTCGTTCACTGTTTGCCCTGTTTCATCATTACTAAAACGGTTAGCCAAACACCCATACAAACGCCAATAATGTTAAACGCTGCATAAATCATTAGTCAGCCTTGCTACTTGGTAATTGCTTTAACGCGTCAATCATTTTTGTAGCCTGTTCGGGGCTTAACGTTTCAAGCGTCACCGCGTCACTATCCAACGTGGCCGCTATGTAATCATGTAACGCCGCTTCATCAAAGCCGGCACCTTTTGCCAATGACTTAATGAAATACACCTGTTTTTGGCTTGCGCCTTTTGTGTGTGTGTTGGTGGCCTGTTCGCGTCGAATTGGGGCTATTTGGGCGTCCGGCTTTTGCGGGTCTTGCCTGGCCTCAATTTCGTTACGTGAAGCAATGCTTTTGCTTATGCCAAAACCCATGTAACCCAATGCGCGGCCTAACGCGCTAGTCATACCTACCATGAATTCACTGTTTTTCGTGTAAGGCGTTTTGCCTGGGTATGGTTCGGCTGCGGTTGCTATTGCCGGTATTGGGTCTGCCTCATCACGCCAAACGGTAATTGTGCAACGGTAAAACGTGCTTCCGTCGGGCATGGTTACAACCTCTGCGGCGGTTTCTTGTATGCGTAGGTTTGGGTGCTTTAGCAAAGCCTCTTTAAGACGTGTTGGAACGTCTATGTAGTTATCTATGTTAAATGCCATGTTTGTAAGCCGCCTTTTTGCACGTTCCGGGGTGGAAATATAACGTCCTGTCGTGTGTTTTGTTTGCTTTGTATGCGTAGGTAACTACACCGCATTTGGGGCACGGTCTCATATCGGGTTTGTCTTTCATTGTCGGGTTTATATTGCTTTTGGTAAAGTATCCATTGCGTGTAACAAGGTTTGTGCAGTTTTAAAACATGGCAACGGCATATAAGGCGCCCACC